ATGATTTTTAGGGATAGCTTGAGAGTATTACCTTATGGTCGAGTAGATAATGATTTCTTCCAGATAGAAGAAAGACGTTCATGGAATGCAGGGCGATATTATTGGTCTAATAGAAGGATTTTTGGTTATATTGGAATTACTCAATCCAGTAATAAAGAGCTGAAAGATAAGTCGGGGAGAGAGGGATTCATAAGAAACCAGGCTGCAAGAGAACTGAAAACTATTATATCTAATTTGTTAACTGAACTTGCTGATAGATTTTTTGGTTCACGTTCTGATGACCGTAAAGAGCTTTTAGAACAAGTTAAGCGTGAAAAAGAGTTAAGAAAATCTGCTCAACAACAAGCTCGAAAATCAACACAAAAAAGTTTTTCAGAAGCTTTGAAGAATCAGACACCAGTTCTTGATGCTTCCTTGGAGGCTGTTAAAAGGCTGAAAACTAAGCTTGATAAAACTGATGGTTCGTTAGATTTAAACTATCTTAAAATTATAGACAGTGATCTTACAAACTTAGATGCGTTGCGCAGTGAAATTAAAACGCCTATCAAACCTCCAAAACTTGGAATGTATGAAGAGAAATATAGAGACTACAGAGATAAATTTAATGAGTTCTCTGCGTATATTCTACAAATGAAGTTAGCAATTAATAAACTTGATTCTGAATTAAATAAACTTGAGCCTTCATTGTCAGCGAAAAATCACCTTGAAAAAAATCAAGGTATTATTAATTCTAAACTAACTAAGTTTAATAACACGATAGAGGAGAAGATACATTCTCTTTTAAAAAAATGGGCCGATGAAATAAAGGTTGATCGAAGTGATTATTATGCTAAAACTATATCAGTTGTTGATTCAATAGATAATGATTCACAAATTGAAAATGTGTTTAATTTGCTCGATAGTTTATATGTTGAGTCAGTTGATACCCTAACTTTCAAATATCAATCAATAATAAAAGGTCTCGATAGATTATTTGAAGGTATAAACTTAGATTCAGCATTCTCATTATCTGAAGAAGAACGCTCATATTTTGAAGAAAAAGCTAAAAGTTTAAACGCGCTTGCACAGTTAGGTATTAGTGTTGAGATAATATCTCATGAACTTGAAGAAATGGATTCTATGGTAACCAGAGGACTAAACTCTCTTCCTACTTCTGTAAAAGAACACCCTGGTTTTTCATTGGCGTTAAATGCTCACAGATCGCTTACTCAACAAATACGTTTCTTATCACCTTTGAAAATATCAGGTTATCAATCCAGGCAGAGAATAACTGGAAAAAATATCATGGATTATGTCCTGAAGTTCTTTGGGGAGCGTTTCGAACGGCAACGAATAACTATTGAATTTAGTGAAGAGTTTAAGCAAATCGCAATAACAGATATACCATCAAGGATCTATCCTGTTTTTACTAATATTATCAACAATGCAATGTATTGGGTCAGTCTGTCAAATAATAGGCTCATAAAGATTGGTTTTGTGAATTCTTTGGTTATCATAGCAAATTCTGGTCCGGCAATTGATACCGATGATATCCCGCGACTATTTGAACTATTTTATAGCAAAAGAGCAAATGGACATGGGGTAGGTCTGTATCTATGTCGAGAAAACCTTGCTGTTGCACATCATAAAATATGGTATTCAGAACCTGATGAAGGCGATAACTATTTAATAAAAGATGGCGCTAATTTTGTGATCCAGTTCAATGGAGTGGAGTTCTAATATGACAGTGGCAAATTATAATTCTCTTGTCCAGAAAACTTTCTGCGAAAATGCAATTCGTTCCGTTGTCATGATTGATGACGATTTTCTGACGTATTCTGAATCAATCAGGGCGTTGAATAACGAAGTTGATTTAGACTACAACAAAATTGACTCATCTAAACGAGCCGCTACTCTTGAGAGCTTTTTTCAATCTAAAAATATGATTTGTGATGTTGACAATGGTTCTGTTAATTTCGATGTGGATCGGATTAGAAAATCAGATCTTATTATTGTAGATTATCATCTTGATAATAATGCACCTGATAAAACACTTAAACCATTACAAGATTTGAAAGACTCCGATCATTTAAATATGATTGTAATATATACTAGAGAGAATTTAGAAACGGTTTGGATGCAGATATCATCGACTCTCAAAGGTGCTCTGGATATCAACAGCTTGATCATTGACTACGATAATGAAGATGTCCAAAGTTATTGGGAAGACGTTGTATTACCGAACTTAAATGATAATGGTAATAAAGCTCTCACAAGAGATGAAACAATAGCCTATATTAAAGACAGTAAGCCTTGTAGAAGAATTAAAAGATTAATACATGATGATGCTGTGTTGGAGGATCAAAAGGATAAAAACTTCATTGCAAAAATGATTGCAGAATATGCTGTGTCTAGAAATGCAATTATTTCTAGCAACACATCTGGCAATGTCATTCGGGGTGATGAAAGCGGAGTAAAATGGATTCAATGTGGTAATATCTTTGTCTCCCTATTTCATAAGGTTCAAGATGATCATGAAAACGATGGAGATAGGATTTGGCAAACTCTCAATGATTCTCTCATTGAATGGAAACCATCTTATTATCAGTTAATAAAATCTGAAATTCAGAATGCAATCGAAGCTGAGGCTTTATCTTTTGTAAATCATTTGGCTAACGATCATTACGGTCAAGCTGCGTGGTTAAATGAGATATTAAAATCAGACTCGCCTGATATTAGATGTAGAAATATTGACTTTGTATTTGGTAATTTATCAGAAGAGCTTTATCAAAGACTTAAAAATAATAATACGCTGGATGAATTTATCAAAAGTGTTTTTGATAGCTATTCAAATGAATACGCTAACAGCGGAGTTGCTGCATTGCTCCAATATTGCTCTTCAAAAATGGATCTGCCATCAAATAATGATACTTATCACGAAATGTATCATGCTTTAAATATGAATTTGTCTTCAAAGAATTTTGAAGATGGTCATATTTCTACTGGCACTATTTTCTTTGATACAGAGTCGAACAAATGGTATTTATGTGTATCTGCGGCATGTGATTTGGTTCCTACTCAGGGTAACGACCCTCACCATGTAAGATTAAGTCCGCACAGGCTCATTAAAGTTCTGGAGCTTTTTAACGCCAGTCAGAGTAAAGCATTGCCATTTGCTGAACATTCGAAATATATATATGTAATGCATAAAAATCAAAGAAAATATCTCTCTATTTTCGAAGGGGATAAAACGCTTCCTGTTGTTGATTATATGGTGGTGTTGAATCATGGAACAACAGTTGATGGCGAAGAAAAAAATATTATTTCTGCCGTGTTTTTAAGTAATATGGATGGCAACGTGCAAAATGTTCCTGTCCGACTCAAACTTAAATCTCAACTGAGAACTGGTTATGCAGAAAGATATCAGGCTATAGCGTCTCAGTATAGCTCAAGGATTGGTGTGGATTATGTATCAATGATGCTACCATAATTATTATATTTTAGGCGTGGTGATTTTTTTTCGCCATGCCTATTTTATATTTATCATCACAATGATGTTGTTTATTTTTGTTTAAGTCTTCTAAGCTTCATGCATTCTAATGAGAATAATAATAGAGTTGTGCTGTATATAAAGCCAGAGTTAGTTAATAACTTTAAATTTAATGCTTCAGGATTTTCACTGAGAAAGTGAAAGGCATAAACTAAGTATACAGCTAAAGTAGCCGTTCCAATTGTTGGTCCAATATCGCCTTGATCATGAGGTTCAAGGTTTACATTGAACTTGAAGATTAGCCATTCAAATCCCCAAGTAAAAAAAACAACTAATATCATGGCTGCGAATAATTTCGCGATGTTATCTGCTGATGGATTCATCAGAACAGATTGTTTCTGAAAAAATTCACAAAGTGAGAGTCCGAAAAAAATAAAAAAAAGTGGTCTGGAACTAAATTTTTCAAAAACTTTGAATAGGGTTTCCATTTTCTTTACCTTCAGGATTATATTAGCTATTCTGATACTTAGGCTACCAGAGCATTTGATCTTTGAGCTTGAACGTAATCACTCCACCATTGCATCAAACTCTGTCGCTCTATCAGATATTCTGCACGATTGTATGCTGCGATAATTTCATCTTTTTTCGAGTGGGCAAGCGCTGCCTCAAGAACTTCAGCTCTGAATTTACCAGACTCCTCTGCCGCTGTTCGTGCAATAGAACGCATACCGTGAGCTACAAGCTCGCCTCCGAACCCCATTCGGATGATAGCTGCGTTGGCTGTTTGTTCATGCATATGATTAAGAGGCGCTTTTATGCTGGGGAAAACCCATTCTCTATGCCCACTTATTGATTTCATTAATTCAAGGATGCGCAAAGCTTCTTTACTCAAAGGAACTTTGTGAAGCTTTTTCATTTTCATGAAATCAGCAGGAATGTTCCAAATGCTGTTGGTTGTATCAATATCAGACCACCTTGCGCGAACGGCTTCACCCGGACGAACCCATGTCAACAATTGCCATTCAATTAGCATACGTGTTTCCAACCGGATTGACGCATTCGTCAAAGATTCCATAAACCTTGGCAATTCGCTTGGGGGAAGGGCAGGCATATTTTGCTTTTTTGGTTTACTGAATCTTTGACCAAGGTTGTCAGCCGGGTTGAACTCAATAAGTTCTTCAGTAGCTGCCCACCGGAAGATTTCATTCAGACGTGAAATGATACGGCGTAGAGTTTCCAATACGCCTCGTTGCTCAATAGGATCAAGGTGTTGTTTTAAGAGCTTAGGTCGGATCTCATTGATAGGGACATTACCCAGACCGGGAAAGACATTTCTCTCTAAGCTGCGCCAGATGTCTGCTGCATGGTCTTGTGAGATACCTGATGTCTTTACCTTCTCATCTAACCATTTCCGCGCTACGGCTTGGAGAGTGTGCTCAGTAGCACTCTTTAATGCCTTCGCCTTATCGTTGTTATGGATTTGGGGATCAACACCATTTGCCAGAAAGGAGAGATATTCATCACGTAAGGCTCTGGCTCTTGCAAGGGTAAGGTGAGGATATGTCCCAAGGCTCATTTTGGTTCTTTTCTTGCTCACTGGTACTGCATACCTGAAATACCAATTTTTCTTGCCTCCTTTCGCCAAAGGAGCGATTCGTAGAATCAGACCATCACCGTCAAACAAGTTGATTTCTTTATCGGCTGGCTTGGTGCTTTTGATTTCAGTGTCAGTGAGCTTCTTAGCGATTTTTGCCATTTTGGGACCCTCGGTTTTTGGACCCTTCTTAGTGGGTCCCATTCAGGGTGCCATAACTCGTAGTTCTCAGCAATTCTCACTGGACGACAATAGACGTAAAAAAGCCCGCAGAGCTTGTGCTGTGTGGGCTTAGTAGACTTCATTGAACTTCAAACAACTAAAAAGTGGTGGAGCTGGCGGGAGTTGAACCCGTGTCCATAGTTATGTAATTCATTGAATTTAAATAGCCAAATATTGTTGATTTTACAAGCGGCTCTTTTGCGGAACTTTTTCTGTCCTGTTACTGTCTTACTATTTATTTTAAAATAGTTTCATTTGGAATTAATGGTTTGTGGTTGCAGTTTCGGAGATAGATAGCATTTTTTGCTAAAAAATATTTTTATAAAAAAATGTGTGTAAAAATGATGTTATGCACAGATTTATGCACAGAGGCTTTGTGATAAACCAGATTGTTTTGGATAAGTTTGTTTTTTTGTGATTTGTCAACAATATTATTGACTCTTGTTACTAAAGTGAGTGTTTTCTAAGGTGGTCAGAAGTTGTCCCTTCATGTAATCTTATTAGCCATAAAGAACAAAAAATAATTCAACATCATTACCAACTATTTGTAAGATAAGGTTTTTAATGTTGCAGCCAGCAAAAAAAGCATCAGTTATTAGCGCGCGGCTAACTAAATACCTCAAAGATGGAGTGAGGATTGATGACTTTAGCTTTAGAAGGATGTTACGTGAGATTGAAGCACTTAGAGATCCTGTCTCTGAGGACTATCTTTTAGCGTTGGTCTATGGTGCACATGGCCAAGTGAATGAGGCGATAGGCTTCTTTGAGCGTTCCTTGCAGGTATGCCATAATGAGGTTGTTGCAAAGAATTTTCTTGTTTTCTTGTCAGATTACGGTACGTTGAAGAAAAGCTTTGAAACAAGCATTAAGCTTGCTGAAAGCTTCATATCCCCGTTTATTTATCTTCAAGCTTATGAAAACTCCCTCTTTATGGGGAAGATGGCGTTGGCGGAGAAGTATTTCCAGTCATACTCTAAATTGTTCGGAGATAAGGAGCCTGAAAAAATGGACAACAATTTTGATGAAGTTGTTTCCCAGGTCGAATCCTTTAAGCAACGTGCCGATCTTTCTGGTTTAGAATATGAACTTATTTTCAATAATGTAGCCAATGTCATGGATTCTCAGAAGGTTCATCTTTCGGGAATGCGTTTTTATAATATTTCGGAAGAGAAAGTGAATGCGATTGTATTCATGACAAAGTCTTCTGATGCTGAACAAATCGCTGATATGAATATTGAGCTTGCTTTTTCAATGGCTGAGCACGATTGTTTAGTCGGTAAAGATTTTGCTGTTTGGTTTGAATGTAAAGACACACATATTGAGCAGAATGCTATCTCCGAATTAGGTCTGATTACCCGGAGGGTTGCACATGCCGGTTAATAGTCAAGATTTTCTCGGTTTTGCAAAAGACTGTCATCAACGTAATGACGAAATCGGCTATCGAAATGCTATAGCAAGATCCTACTATGGCGCTTACCATCATGTCTTGCCTTGTATGGTAAACGGGCCGAAAGACAGTCATCAGGGGCTAATCAATTATTTGCAGGGCGATGCTTCAAGAGGAAGTGAAGTATATGAAGCTAGATATCTAAAAGGGATTAGTTTTATCCTGAGTCAACTTAAAGCTCAGAGGATTGTTGCAGACTATCGACTTGATCAATCGGTCACTTCTAAACAGTCTGAAGTTGCGATTCTAACAACTGAGAGGCTCTTTGCTAAGTGTACGGAAATGCTTAAATCGAGAGCCTCCTAATTGATAAAGCCACTTAAGTGGCTTTTTTTGTGATATTGCTGGTCGTATTACCGTCATATTCCTTTAAATATGAACCATAATGACGAAATAACATTTCCGGCCCTTTATGCCCCATTTGAGCTGCAAGCCAAAACAGGTTTGCTCCCCGGCTGATATGGCGGGTGGCGAATGTATGCCTAGTTTGATATGGATTTCTGTAACGAATACCTGCTTTTCGCAATGTTGGCACCCATGCTTTTTTCCTGATTGCATCAGCACTTGCCCAAGGCTTATTGGTCTTTGGATCTTCAAAGACAGTAGTATCCTTCATGAATGTAAATGGCTTCTGATTTATCAGCGCCAACATTGCCTCTTCTGTCAGTTCAACTTTCCGAGTACCTGCTTTTGTCTTTGTCCCTTTGATAACACCGACAACACTTGCGCTCTGGACATGGGCAGTTTTTCCAACAAAGTCGATATCACGCCATCGAAGGGCACATAATTCAGAACTACGCAGGCCTGTATGTATAGCGAACCGGAACAGATTTTCCCATTGTTTGTTTCCGGCTGCTGCTAGTAATGCATCAACTTCTGCTGGTGATAGCGGATCAACTACGTAGCTGCTTTCTGCTTCTGACTTATCACTTTGGTAGCGCGAAGCTGTTACTAACGATACGGGGTTAATTTGAAGTACCCCATCGGTCACGGCTTCATCAAGTGCTGACCGCAGGAAAGATAACTGGTTGCGAATTGTTTTTAAGGTCGTTTTCTGATTTTGAATCCACGCTTTCAGGGTTGCTGGTGTTAATTCACTTGCAGGGCAAATGTGAAGTGAGGCTAACGCACTACGGCATTTTTTATAGCCACCAATCGTAGAGGGTGAAAGTTTTCTTGTTTCGCAGATTTCAAGATATTCGTCCAGGTACATCTTTACCGTTTTGCCTGCAGCAGCATTACCAAAAATTTTCAAACGAGCAGAACGGGGAAAATATTCTGCATAAATGAATGTTCCCCTTTCGATCTTATTATGGATTTCGCCGAGTGTACGCTCGGCGTATTTAATGTTCTTTGGTGTTACTTCCAGATTGGAAAGCGGCTCACGACATCTAACTCCTTTGTAGGTGAAAGTTATATTGATCGTTTCTCCCTGGCGGTGTTTCCTGATTGTTACGCCGCGCGGTAGTTTGAGCAGTTTTGTCTGGCCCATTTTGCAACCTCACTAAGATCAATCCACCTCTCCTTAACGCCTTCAACCTTTAAAACCTGAACACCTTCACGCCAAACACCGCGCTGTACACGTTTGTTTATTGCTTCAGGAGTTTCGCCAGTTTCTTTGCAATAAGTTGAGATAGGAACACAATCGAGGTTCAGCATACGTTTCTCCATTATCCCGTCTGCACACGGGAGCAACATTATTAACGAATAGTGTCGTTACTTTGAAGTACAGCAAATGCCATTAATACTTCTAAAGTATATCTTCTATAAAATTTAACAAAACCAACATAGAAAACATAGACGAAGAAAAAGCTAAGCATTATTGAAAGTAAACTATAAAGATAATCACTATGAGTACATAATCGATAAATAAAGGTTGGAACTGATACCCAAAATGAAATTATAAAGATTAAACATATGTTTCTGCAAAAACCATATAATGCAACATAGTTTTGAATTTTTGTTTGATGTTGTTTTGAAAACTCATAAACATAATGATATGCCAATCTGAAGAGATCATCATCAAGTCCGTTTTTATCTTGTAATAATTGGCGATTTGTTATGAACTTTTTCTCATAACCTTCTTTGATCATTAACCATGTTGTATTAGCTAAATGAAATGGTAGAGATTGAGAATAACATAGTTTTTGTGTTATAAAATCCCATAGTATTATTGGGCATAATACGCATTTGATTATGCGATTCTTTATTTTTGTTTTTTTATCAGCGCTTCTCTCATCGCATGATGGGCTACAAATGCTTTCTGAGGTATCTATCAATTTTTTAAATAGATATTTGGAAGGATATCCTAATTCTTTATTCATGTATTTTTCGATAAAAAATGCTGACGTGATAGAAATAAAATGTCCAGCTATATAAGATATAATAACTATTGAAGCGTAGTTCAAAATGCCAAAGATTTGACTTTGACCTCTGAGCAATTCACTTAAGTCAATAACAATATCTAGATCGAATGTCAAACCACAGAAATACATTAATAGGATAAAAAAACCACCTGGTATTAAATATCCAAGAAAGTCATAGAATGAGAATGGATTTTGATTCATTGTTGCTCTCCAATAATTTTTCAATTTGTAATATAACCTATATCTATATGTTAATAAATTACTTATATGTTCTTTTATGGCAGAGTTTGAATTCGTACGTGCTGATTTTTACGACTCAGTTAACTCTTTAAAGCGTTCCATAAACATCCCGTAGGCATGGCCCGGTGCCAGTGGAATCACGTTGAACATCTCTGTTGCCGGGATACCTTCCAGTACGGGCCAGAAAGAGCCATCATCAAGCCCGAGATCGCGGCGTTCGGTTGCCAGCATGATGAGATCGGCATATTTCACGGGCGTACTCATAACCGGGGGTAACCCGTATTTCTCACGGATTACGGCGTCTATTTTTTCTTCCATCCGTTTATAGTCAGGAAGAAGGCGTTTCAGTGGAGCCGGGATGTCCTGGCAATACGCTTCTGTTGCATCATGCATTAACGCTTCAAAAGCAAATTCCTGCGGTACCAGCTGGCTGCAAAGCACCGCATGTTGGGCGACGCTGTAGAAGTGTGAAAGATGGCCGGCAAAGCGACAGATATTTGAAAGGGAAACCGCGATATCGTTAATATCGATGTTGTCTTTATTTATCCTGTCATAATAAAAATGTTTCCCGGAAAAAGTTTTAATAAATGACATTTTGTTCTCCACGTTATATGCGCTGCACCGCGCTGAATTTTGGTTAAAGAAAACCCTCGCCTTCAGGCGATTATTGAGTCAATTACGTTTCCATAAATGCCCCCGCAGGGGCATTTGCAGTAATGAAATCAGGCGGTGAAAGTCCCAATAAAGGTTTCTACTTTGCTGTCCTTGAATTTCTCAACAAGCAGATCACGAAATTCGTTAGCCATATCTTCCTGCACCGCTTCCAGCTGAATAATGCGCAGAACCAGTACAGGACGATCGCCAGTGATAATGCTGAGGCGTAATTTAAACGGACGTTCTTTCAGACCTTCAAACGGAACGCATTTAAACTCAAATGCCACTGGCATAATGTCTTTGGTCTTCGCTTCGACAGACTCCATCAGGGAGCGTTTGCCGCTGAAGTCATTATCTTCAAAATCAGCAGTCTGGTTTGCTTCAATCGTGATTTTACGGACCGCCGCAGCCGCTTTTGTTGCCTGAATGGTGTCACCATTAGCATCAAAGCCCACAAGGTAGTCGGCCCAGTCTTCGATCCATTCTGCCAGTGACTTCTGGGAGTTACGCTCGCCGTTAACAGACAACAGAGCAGAGAACGGTGCTGTCTTTTTCAGTTTGAGAGTGGCAGTGTTATCTGCGTGACCTGGCTCATCAATAGTACCCAGGTTAAGCACACTGACGGCACGCATATTATCGGCATCGATAAAGCAGCGGGTGCCTTCATCTGCAAGATCTTTAGAATAACGGGTAAAATCATCGATGCTGGCAGTGGAAAGTGCACCACGGAAACGGAAGCGATTTAAATTAAATTTTTCCAGATCATGAATGCGGAAATTCTCAGGCAATGCCACAGCATCGGCACCAATCTTACTGATAATTTCATTAACACCCTGAGCAGAAATAAGGGCATGGATTTGATTAATTGCGGTTGCGTCTAAGTTCTGAGACATAATAAGTCCTCACTATATAAAGATATTCAGTGATGAGATAAATAATCAGTTTATTACGAACGATATTAACGACCTGCTGCGCGGAGTTTTCCGTCAGGTTCACCGGCAAGAGTCAGTAATTGTCCCTGGTCTTCCTGCAGAATAGTCAGGCGACCACCGCGATTGACATACATCGGCGTTTCGGTGGTGTCTTCTTCGGAAATTTTCCCGCGGTTAGTTGGGCGAACATATGAGAGTTTGTGTTTGATTTTCACACGGTTCTCATCAAACGGTTCGATTTCCAGGTTGAGCGAGACCTTACCTTTGGTTTTCGTGTTCATCACACCGGAAGCGACTTCACTGAGAACTGCGCCGATTTTGGTTTCAAATACGCCGCCGTCCAGCTCCCCGATAAATGCCTGCACATCAGTACTGCGTTCGCTAGCCATTTTGCTGCTCCTCATCATATCGACCCTGCAAGGTCGGTTAGTTTCTCCACAAAACAGAGAAGAACACCTGCGGTGACTGCCGCCCGGATGGATTGGGTTATGAGCCCGTCGTCCGGTGATGCTCTTCTCTGTTTTGTAAAAAGGACGGTACCAGCCGGAAGCAAGGGTACAAGCTGGTACCGCCAGGACTACACACAGCATAAAGTTGTGGTGCCGGGTGCCTCCCGGTGCCTGGCGAAGGTTGCACACCAGGCGGGTGGGTATCCACAGAAGGTCGACTGTCAGCCTCAACCTTAACCCGCGTGCGCTGAGCCGCATTCACCACAACGCTAAGGATTCTCTCTGGTTGAAAATACTTAGCTGTTATGTGCCTGCTTTTAGCCACATCAGGCGAGGTGGACCTGGTTATTCCCCAACAACAAGGATTCGGTTAATCTGGTTATCCCCAACAACGCAAAAGGAAAAGAAATGTCCGGTAATATCTATACGCTGTACAAATCCCACTGTGAAAATGTTGGAAAGTATCGGGGCATTGAAATCAGTGGGGTAGTGTCATCAGTCGAAATAAGCAAAGTTGAATCAAGGGCAACATTACTTACTCTTTTGGACCTTGTCTTACATGAGCACCGGAAGAAATTCGGCACTCCCTATAATCAGTTGAATGGGAAAAAGGCTCTGGTTCACCTTATTCTGATGAAGCATCACTGGATGCCAAAACAGATTAATGAGATGAAATTTGATGAACTTCTTCTTTCAATTCAGGATGAACTCACACTTGATAAAATAAGCGTAACCGCCCAGAAATTTTTAGATTATCGAGACTGGAGATCACAAATTCATCACTTTGATGATTTTGACGAAAATGAATGGGATCCTAATTTGTCTGCACAATATCTAAAGTAACATCCTGTGATAAAACCGTGATTTCCTGATCCAGTTTTTTTAAGGAGTCTATTGTTTCCTGTCGATAAGACAGCACTTCACGAAGCTGGTTTATAGCTGCCAGCTTCTTTGTCATCCACTCATAAATTTCCTCATCTGTGTAGCCAGGCGCGACGATTTTGGGTTCTGTTTTGTGCATTTCACATCTCCTCAAGTTATCAGTTACTTGTTGATGGGGACCAGATTGTTAAAGAGCTAAGCGTCCTGTAGGGCGCTTTTTTGTTGCTAACGAATCATCCTGGACTTCATATGCCCCAGGCGGCTACTTCGTGGGCGTCCTGCCTGTTCGTTTTTGACATTTACTGACTGCTTACGACACATGCACCGTGTTGCAACCAGATTTTGTTGTAATCCTGTAGTTGGTCTGGAACAAAAGATAAAATTAAATTGCGATATATGCAAGTGATTTTTGCGAAATATGCAAATTTATAGGTAATAAAAAGCCACCTTTCGGTGGCCGATGGATGGGATATTGAGGTTAATTATGTCTCTTAAGGGTTTGCGACTGACTGATTAAGACCTTTCCAAAGACCATGAATCGGTGTTCGTTTTCGCTAGTAATTCCCCATTCACGGTAAATCTGGTTATCAGAAATCACCAGCAGTTTGTCAGGAATCATTTGAAGTCTTTTAACGTATATTTTGTCATCAAAACCAAAGACATATATACCATCACCATCAAACTGATTGATGCTGACATCAACGAAGATGAGATCTCCTGGCTCAATGGTTGGACACATACTGTCCCCACGAACGTTGATAACTTTGATGTGATTGGCTGGTCGTCCGCCGAACATTGATACAGCATTATCAGTTCTGTATTCGATGGCATGAATCACATCAATGACATCACCGCCCTGGATAAGGCCATTTCCCGCACTGGCACTGATATCCAGCATTTCAATACGGAACACATCCTTCACCTGCGCAACATCCTCATTATTACTGTTTTTATATACAGTATTACTTTTGTGGGCAGAGGTAAAGAGATCAGCAATATCAACACCTAAGCTCTTGGCAATATTACTCAGTGTTTGTTCGGTAAATTGTTTTTGCTTACCCGTTTCTAAGCGCGAGATGTTCGCCGCATCTACTCCTATTGCTTCAGCGAGATCGGCGATTTTCATGTTCTTCGCTTGGCGAAGTTGTCTGACTCGGTTTCCTATGTTCATGCGTTTATTACATTTCTTTATTGCGTGATAAGCAAATCAACTTGCGCAAAATAATTGCGTGAAATAACATGCATAACGCGCAATATCTGGAGGACATATGCAATCACCATTACGAAATGTGCGTAAGGCGCATGGTTTCACTTTGCAGCATGTTGCTGCGGGTGTTCAAGTCAATCCAGCGACGTTGAGTCGTATTGAGAGGCTGGAGCAGATTCCATCTATCGAGCTTGCAGAACGTTTAGCCAATTTTTTTAAGGGTGAAGTCAGCGAAATGCAGATTCTTTATCCGGCACGTTTTCAATCTAGCCAAAATCAGAATGGGTTTAAACCACAGGAACAGGAGGTGAACCGTGGGTAAGCATCACTGGAAAGTAGAAAAACAGCCTGAGTGGTACGTGAAAGCTGTCAGAAAAACTATCGCAGCGTTGCCGGGGGGGTACGCTGAAGCTGCTGACTGGCTGGATGTAACAGAGAACGCTTTATTCAACCGCCTTCGTGCCGATGGCGATCAGATTTTCCCGCTGGGATGGGCAATGATTTTGCAACGTGCTGGTGGAACTCACTTCATTGCTGACGCTGTGGCGCAGTCTGCAAATGGCGTCTTTGTGTCTCTTCCTGACGTCGAGGATGTGGACAACGCCGATATTAACCAGCGCCTGCTGGAAGTCATTGAACAGATCGGCAGTTATTCAAAACAGATTCGTTCAGCAATTGAAGACGGTGTAGTGGAACCGCATGAGAAGACAGCAATTAACGACGAGCTGTACCTCTCAATTTCGAAGCTGCAGGAGCATGCAGCACTGGTCTACAAAATTTTTTGCATTTCAGAAAGTAATGACGCCCGCGAGTGTGCAGCTCCGGGCGCCGTGGCGTGTCGTGACTGTGGAGAAACTAACGCATGAACAGTTTAACAACACACTACCGTCGCTCGCAACTGATTGCGCTTCCTGTACCGGGTGGAAAAGCGAAGGTGGAGTATTGCTATGCAGTAAATGTACCAGGTGACAGGGAAATTGTAACCCACAGCTTTGCAGAGTGGGCTGTGGGTGATTTCAACCGGCAGAAGGAGACAGTCCTTTGCGACAAGTTAACCGCTGGTTCAAAGATCACTACGGAGTGCCCGTCAGAGTCATTCGTTGGGAGCCGGAAACACAACGGGTTATCTACCTCCGCGAAGGCTATGAGCATGAGTGCTTCAGCCCGCTCGAACAGTTTCGTCGTAAATTCAGGGAAATAGAGGTCGGTCATGAGCACTAAATTAACCGGCTATGTATGGGATGGTTGCGCTGCATCAGGCATGAAATTATCCAGCGTGGCAATTATGGCCCGCCTGGCTGATTTCAGTAATGACGAAGGTGTGTGCTGGCCATCAATTGAAACCATTGCCCGCCAGATTGGCGCGGGGATGAGTACCGTCAGAACGGCTATCGCACGGCTGGAAGCAGAAGGCTGGTTAACGCGTAAGGCGCGTCGCCAGGGTAACCGCAATGCGTCGAATGTTTATCAGCTTAACGTTGCGAAGCTTCAGGCAGCGGCATTTTCTCAACTGTCAGATTCTGACCCGTCAAAATCTGACGCATCAAAATCTGACCCGTCAAAATTTGATGCGTCGAAATCTGGCAAAAAAGCGGGTTTTCACCCGTCAGAATCTGGCGGGGATCCGTCAGTAAAATCAAAACATGATCCGTCAGATAAAAAAACTTCTCGTCCGGACGCTTCGCAACCGGACACGCAGACGGATGAACAGGATTTTTTAACTCGCCATCCTGATGCGGTTGTATTCAGCCCTAAAAAGCGCCAGTGGGGAACGCAGGATGATTTGACCTGCGCACAGTGGCTCTGGAAAAAAATCATCGCCCTGTACGAGCAGGCCGCCGAATGTGACGGCGAGGTGGTTCGTCCCAAAGAACCGAACTGGACAGCCTGGGCAAACGAAATTCGCCTGATGTGTGTGCAGGATGGTCGTACTCACAAACAAATCTGCGAGATGTACAGCCGCGTCAGCCGCGATCCGTTCTGGTGCCGTAACGTGCTCAGCCCGTCGAAGCTGCGGGAAAAATGGGATGAGCTTTCCCTGCGCTTATCGCCGTCCGTAAGCACGTACACTGAAAAACGCGAAGACCCGTACTTCAAATCCAGTTACGACAACGTGGACTACAGCCAGATCCCGGCAGGATTCAGGGGGTGATCATGAGTCTGTTAAATGACGTTCAGAAATTCATTGAAGCCCATCCGGGGTGTACTTCCGGAGACATTGCGGATGCTTTTGCTGGTTACTCACGGCAGCGCGTTCTGCAGTCAGCAAGCAAGTTACGTCAGAGTGGGCGTGTGGCTCACCGTTGTGAAGGGGATACACGCAGACATTTCCCGCGCCTGACTGAGAGAGCGCAGGAGCCGGAACCACAACCAGTTCGTGAAACCAGACCTGCGCGCAATTTCTATGTCGGCACTAACGATCCCCGGGTGATTTTGTGCCTGACCCGCCAGGCGGAAGAACTGGAGTCAAGGGGCTTATACCGTCGTGCTGCAACCGTGTGGATGGCGGCATTCCGTGAAAGCCACTCCCAGCCAGAACGAAACAATTTTCTGGCGCGTCGTGAGCGGTGCTTACGGAAAAGCAGCAAGCACGCTGCATCGGGTGAAGAGTGGTATCTGTCAGGGAATTACGTGGGGGCTTAATGAGTAATAAATATTGCCAGGCGCTGGTGGAACTGCGGAATAAACCAGCCCATGAACTGAAGGAAGTGGGAGATCAGTGGCGCACGCCGGATAACATTTTCTGGGGAATTAACACCCTGTTTGGTCCGTTTGTTCTGGATCTGTTCACTGACGGTGATAACGCCAAATGTGCCGCGTATTACACGGCGGAAGACAACGCGCTGGCGCATGACTGGTCAGAACGTCTTGCGGAGCTTAAAGGTGCTGCCTTTGGTAATCCCCCATACAGCCGCGCCAGTCAGCATGAGGGGCAATACATCACCGGCATGCGTTACATCATGAAACATGCCAGTGCCATGCGTGATAAGGGCGGGCGCTATGTTTTCCTGATCAAAGCTGCCACCAGCGAAGTGTGGTGGCCGGAAGATGCGGACCATATTGCTTTTATTCGCGGGCGTATTGGTTTTGAACTGCCTGCCTGGTTTATCCCGAAGGATGAGAAGCAGGTGCCGACAGGCGCTTTCTTCGCTGGTGCTATTGCTGTTTTCGACAAGACCTGGAAGGGACCGGCAATCAGCTACATCGGGCGCGATGAACTTGAGGCATGTGGTGAAGCCTTTCTGGTGCAGGTTCGCCAGCAGGCGGAAAAACTGGTCAGGGAGATGGCGGCATGACGACGTTAACTCAATGCCAGCAGCAGGTGCTGGATATGCTGATTTCTTACCAGAAAGAGCGTGGCTTTCCGCCAACCAATCAGGAGGTGGCAACCATGCTGGGATACCGTTCAGTGAATGCAGCGGTAGAGCATCTTCGTGCACTGGAGAAAAAAGGCGTCATCACGATAAAGCGTGGCGTGGCCCGGGGGATAACGCTTCATACCGCGGTGAAGGACGACGACAGCGAGGCGGTCGGGATTATCCGCACACTGCTTGCCGGTGAGGAAAACGCCAGGCTGCGTGCAGCCCACTGGTTACATGAGAGGGGGCTGAAAGTATGAAGCTGATCCTGCCTTTTCCACCCAGCGTGAACACCTACTGGCGACACCCCAACAAAGGGGCATTTGCTGGTAAGAGCCTGATAAGCGCGGCGGGGCGAAAATTCCAGAGTGCGGCGTGCACAGCAATAGTTGAGCAGTTACGTCGTCTGCCGAAACCAACGTCAGCACCTGCTTCAGTGGAGATCGTGTTGTTTCCTCCGGATAACCGGATCCGCGATCTGGACAACTATAACAAGGCGCTGTTTGACGCCCTGACTCACGCGGGTGTGTGGGAAGACGACAGCCAGGTGAAAAGAATGCTGGTGGAGTGGGGACCGGTTATCCCGGAAGGGAAGGTCGAGATCACTATCAGTAAGTATGAGAAACCGGCGGGTGCAGCCGCCTGATTAAGAGGAGAAACGAAGTATGAATAATCTGATGGTCATTGATGGTATTGAAGTTCGTCGTGATGCTTATGGGCGTTACAGCCTGAACGATCTGCACAGGGCAGCCGGGGGAGAACAAAAAAACCGCCCGAAATACTGGCTCTCCAATAAGCAAACCTGTGAATTGATTGAACAACTTTTCACCGAGGGTGGAATTCCGCCTCTGGAACAAAATCAACCAGTTAGCGTCATTAATGGCGGAAATAACCAGGGGACGTATGTCTGCAAAGAACTGGTGTATGCCTATGCAATGTGGATCAGCCCGTCATTCCATCTGAAGGTGATCCGTACTTTCGATATGGTAACCAGCGTACCGGAAAAATTATCCGGGCAGGCTGCTGACAAGATGCAGGCTGGAGTGATTCTGCTGGACTTTATGCGCCGGGAGTTAAACCTGTCTAACTCTTCAGTGCTTGGGGCCTGTCAGAAACTCCAGGAGGCTGTTGGCTTACCGAATCTGGCACCGCGCTATGCCATTGATGCTCCTGCTGACGCGCCTGATGGCTCAAGTCGCCCGACACTGTCGCTGAGTGCACTGCTGAAACAGTATGGTATCCGCCTTACGGCTAATCAGGCATATCACCAGATGGCGAAGCTGGGGATCGTCGAGCAGCGCGAACGATACAGCCGTACCGCGATTAACAACATCAAAAAATTCTGGTCGCTGACGGCGAAAGGCTGCATGTTCGGCAAGAACATCACCAGTCCCGCAAATCCGCGCGAGACGCAGCCGCATTTCTTCGAATCCCGATTCCCTGAGCTGTTAAAGCTGCTCGATACCGTTCATTGAGGTGACCGTGAGAGCACTACTAACCCCTGAAATTGCCCCGCGTATGGGGATCGTATTGTTCAGACCAGGTTCAGAGCTGATGCCCCTGTTTATGCAGGGGCGTGTCCTGCTGGAGCCTGAGCCGGAACGTTATTCATCTTTCGCCAGTGGTGCCGTTCCGGCGGCATCACAACCGCTGGCGGATGATCCTGCCGTTCAGGCCGTGTTCCGCAATGAGGCAGTGATCCGTCGTGCTGGTGGCGTGGAATGTCTTGAAAGCTGGTTACTTCGTGAAAAAGGCTGCCAGTGGCCTCATTCCGACTGGCACAGCGAGAACATGACCACAATGCGACACGCTCCGGGCGCAATCCGTCTGTGCTGGCACTGCGATAACCAGCTGCGCGATCAGTTCACGGAACGGCTGGAATCAATGGCAACGGATAACTGTGCCCGCTGGGTGTTGTCTGTTGTGCGTCGGGATCTCGGTTTTGATGACAGTCACGTTGTGACAATGCCGGAACTGTGCTGGTGGCTGATTCGTAATGATCTGGCGGATGCCTTACCGGAAAGTGCAGCCCGTAAGGCACTGAGATTACCGAAGCCTGTTGTGCCGTCTGTTACCCGGGAAAGTGACCTTGTGCCTTCGGTTCCTGCCACCAGCATCATCCAGGATAAGGCGAAAAAGGTGCTGGCGCTGAAAGTGGATCCGGAGTCGCCGGAGTCTTTTATGTTACGCCCAAAACGTCGCCGCTGGGTTAATGAAAAGTACACGCGCTGGGTTAAGACACAGCCGTGTGCATGTTGTGGAAAGCCTGCTGATGATCCCCACCACTTGATAGGCCACGGTCAGGGTGGGATGGGTACAAAAGCGCATGACCTCTTTGTGTTGCCTTTGTGCAGAAAGCATCACGACGAGCTGCATGCGGATACCGTGACATTTGAAGAGAAGTATGGCTCCCAGCTGGAGCTGATATTTCGTTTTATCGATCGTGCGCTGGCAATTGGCGTGCTGGCCTGATTTTGTGGAGAAAGTTGATGCGTGATATGTATGAAGTGATGGATCGTTGGGGAGCTTGGGCTGCTTCAGACAATAGCGGAGTGGACTGGCAACCGGTAGCCGCTGGCTTCAAGGGGCTTTTACCTCATGGCAAAAAGTCCCGGATTCAGTGTGATGATGATGAGGGGCTCATGATCGATGGGTGCGTAGCTAGATTAAGAAAGTACAAACCAGAAGAGTATGAATTAGTTATAGCCCATTTTGTGGTAGGGATTTCATTGCGAGCCATTGCTAAGAAGAGAAAGTGTTCGGATGGGACTATCAGGAAAGAGTTGCAAACATCGCTTGGTTTCATTGAAGGCATTGTTTGCACTCTTGCCTGTTAACTATTCTTAACTGTCTTCTAGTTATATTGGGCGCTTTGAATTCGATTTAAAGCGTCTTCCACTTATCCCTGAAATCCAAATGTCTTCCTCAAGAAAGTCAAGAAGGGCTTTTATTTCTTTTTTTGATGAAGGCATGACAATTTTCTCAACACCGCCAACTATTATGGTTTGTAAGGGGAAATTGACTTTAGCAGCTTCGGATTTAAACTTTGACATATTTTGGGGTGTTAGCATCCCAGTCTGATTTATTAGTGTTACTTTATTTCTTATCACTGTATCTGCAACGGATTTTAGATCAAAACCTTGGGGAGTAGAAAATACACTAAGTTGACTAAATGCATTAAGTTCTTGGTCAGTAGCAGCAGAAAAATAGGACGACATGTCAAAAATGCTTCTTAGATTAAAGAAACTCTTAAATCGTATTGTATCATTGATAATTATTGCAACTAGTTTATCATCAACATTAAAACCGATGCTATTAGCTTTACTAAAGGTAGTTTTGCTTGCAAAAAGCTTTCCAAAGAATGATTTTGAGGTATCTAAGATTTGTTTTTTGTTGAAGGTTTGTAGCGCAATAATATTGGGGTTTGCTGGCGCGTCAACACCAACAAATAATGCTTTAATATAACCAATATCAATTTGGCTGGGATCCCAGACAGGCACGGCGGTAGGCCTATTGACTGCGTCAATCAGGCGTGCAGAATCAGTAAAGTTTTGTATTTCAAAACACTCACTATGTTTTGGTGTATAACCGGCATAGAATGGTATCATATTGTTATGATGACTTTCAAAATATTGACGCTGTTGTTGGAAAATGGCCGTAACAGAAGTACTTGCTGTTGCATCAAGTTCGACTCTAACAATTCTCGTTGCAATTGTATTATCTATTACTGCAAAAAGTGCCATGGTTATTATCCTTTAACATGTAGAAATGTGTAGTCTGTTAATTGAATAACTGTAAATTTGATATCTTTAATATCAGTAATGACTGATTTAGAAATCAATACAAAACCTACGCCGGTGTCATCTTCAGCTTCGTAAAATTTATAACCGATAAGTGACAATACTGGGTTAAAGTTATAGTTCTCGGAAAAGCTGATGTAAAATAACAATGACAAATAAAAGAATAACGCATATGCTTTATTTTCAGCAATAGAGTCTGTTCCTAGGAGAGGGAATAAATAGCTTAAGAAATAATTAGTTACTTCTTTGTTAGCGGGAGAAACTGAACTAATATTTTTTGTCAGAGGTTCAAGTTGTTTCTCAGCATATTGAATCAGGCCTATTGCTAATAACCAACTTGCTATGCCAACGCATAAGCTATATTGCATCAGCCAAACCGTATCTTTTACATATCCAATAAAAAATAGAGTTGCGCAAACAGGTGCAATTGAGCTTGCTGTTAATAATAAGCGTGCTAATTTGTTCATCATGATATCCTTTGTACTGTTTATGCATACAGCACTTTACATCATGTACTCCAAAGTATCTATCTTGTGAAGAATCTTACACTAAATACTACAGAAAAAGTTAACGCGTACGCAAAAAGTATTATATCGTGTTAAGAGTGGTTACTTCGCCACACAGCTTAAACCCGCCATTGAGCGGGTTTTGTCGTTTTTGGGCCTAGGGATTCGTTGGGCCTGGTCTATCCCGCAGTTATCCATTGGCTCGGCTTCTTTGACGTTTCCGCTTCTGATTTGCGGTACATGATGTTCCCTCAATTTGCACCTCCTGTATTGCGAGGTGAGAGATAACTACAAATGCCTCATAACCCAAATACCTGGCTGGAGTTGGTCCAGAGCTGGTGGCGTGGAGACACACCGCTGGGCGCAGTGATTATGTCGATCGTTATGGCTGGCTTGCGCATTGCCTATTTTGGCGGTGGTGGTGGCTGGAAGCGAAAAACGCTCGAGATTTTGCTCTGTGGCGCTTTGACGCTGACCTTTGCATCCGCTCTTGAGTATGTCGGATGGCCTAAATCGCTTTCTGTTGCCATTGGTGGCGGTGTTGGGCTGATCGGTGTCGATGCTATTCGTGGGGCTGCAATGCGAGTAATCGGTAACAAATTTGGTAGCACGAAGGAGTAATTTATGCAGGCACTAAATTCCCAGCGTAAAGCTTTCCTGGATATGGTTGCATGGTCAGAAGGAACGGATAACGGGCGACAACCGACACGTAACCACGGTTATGACGTTATTGTCGGTGGTGAACTGTTCACTGATTACTCCGATCACCCTCGCAAACTTGTCACGCTAAACCCGAAACTTAAATCAACAGCCGCAGGACGTTATCAGCTTCTTTCACGCTGGTGGGATGCTTACCGTAAGCAGCTTGGGCTGAAAGACTTCTCTCCAAAAAGCCAGGATGCTGTGGCATTGCAGCAGATTAAAGAGCGTGGTGCTTTACCGATGATTGATCGCGGCGATATCCGTCAGGCTATTGATCGTTGCAGCAATATCTGGGCGTCATTGCCGGGCGCTGGTTATGGTCAGTTCGAACATAAGGTTGACAGCCTGATTGAAAAATTCAAAGAATCGGGCGGAACGGTCAGAGAAATTCAGCTATATGAGTAGAGTAACTGCGATTCTGTCCTCTCTGGTTATCTGCACCATCGTCTGCCTATCATGGGCTGTTAATCATTATCGTGATAACGCCATCGCCTACAAAGAACAGCGCGATAAAGCGAAGGAAAAACTCAGCCAGGCGAACGCCACCATTACTGAGATGCAGCAGCGCCAGCGTGATGTTTCTGCGCTCGATGCGAAATACACCGGAGAACTTGCAAATGCTAAAGCAACTATTGAACAGCTTCAGCGTGATGTTGCTGTTGGCACTAAGCGGCTGTTCCTCGCCGCTAGTTGCCCGAGAGTGCAATCAACGACCATTACCACCAGCCTGGATGATGCTACCGCCCCCCGACTTACTGACACCGCTCAACGGGATTATTTCACCCTCAGAGAGAGAATTGAAATCAGTTATAAACAGATAAGAGCATTGCAGGACTATATCTCTAGTCAGTGTGAAAACTAAAATTGCTTTCGATGTATGGATCTGGACATCTTTTTTTTCTACTATGCTGACTGAGAATTGAAACGTATATAGATATTCTATATGAAAAGAAAAAAATTAGAAGGTCCCGGGTGTGAATCATATGAAGGGTTAGATGTTGAATATTATATTGATTCCGAAACGGGGGAATTTAAAGCGGTTTATACATTCAATAATGAAATTGTAGATCGCATAAAATTGAGTGGGCGTATTGCCGATAGAGCATCTTCACTGTCCCTAATTCATAGGGACTTAAAAAGTGCTAAAGAGTGGTACCAAATAGCTAATGAACTGGCAGGGAGAAACGAATTAAGGACAGATGGCAAGTTATACGGGAATATACTTGATATAGATTTATCAAGTGAAATTAGAGCGTTATTTGTGGCAAGCCTAACGTTTTATGGTAAAGCTTTCTCTGAAGCTAAAGGGAGAAAGTTAAAGATGGAGCGTGATTGGCTTGATTCTGAATATTTTGGGTTGCATGACTGTATTATTAACTACAGGCATAATTTTGCAGCACATAGCGGCAACCAAGACTATGAGTCAGCAGAAACTTCATTGTTACTAATAAGGAAAAATGGGAAAACATTTTATCAAGCAGTGACAGATAGAAAACAACTGAGCATGATTGGTGTCGAGGACGAGCATGTTGATATGATTAATTTATTTGAACATGCGATACAGGTTGTTGAGAAAAAATATAATGAAACATTAGAGAGAATTAGAACCTATGTCATGCAAAAGAGTTATTCTTTTTGGTGTTTAGCTGCCACAGGGAAAGATCCCGTCAATTTAGATAAGTTAAATAAGAAGAAAAAATAAACCTACTCTTCACATTAGTAACATTAGTAGATGCTAAGCCACTAGCAATCGATGGTGGCTTTTTTATTGGAGCTTACCAATGCCACCACGAACCCCAAAAGCCTGCCGTGTTCGCGGCTGCCGTAATACCACGACAGACCCGTCAGGCTACTGCGAAAGCCACAAAAGCGAAGGCTGGAAGCAATACAAGTCAGGACAATCCCGTCATCAGCGCGGTTATGGTTCTAAGTGGGATGTTATCCGTGTGCGTGTGCTGCAACGTGACAAAGGCCTGTGTCAGTTATGTCTGCGTGCTGGTGTGGCGCGTGAAGCGAAAACCGTTGATCACATCATCCCTAAAGCACATGGCGGCACTGATGCCGACAGTAATCTGCAGAGTCTGTGCTGGCAGTGTCATAAGGCGAAGACGGCCCGTGAACGGCTTAAGTGATAATAACTCTCAACTGTCTGAGGGGAGGGGCGGGTCAAATCTCTGTGACCTGACGTCTTCCGGACTGCCCGCCCCATCGTTTTTTTATACCCGCGAAAAATGAAATTTAACCAGGAGTGCCGCATATGGCTGGAACGGCGGGGCGTTCCGGGCGTCGCCCCAAGCCAACGGCGCGCAAGGCGCTGGCCGGAAACCCCGGCAAGCGAGCCCTGAATAAAGATGAACCTGTTTTTACGCCCATCAAAGGTGTTGAGCCACCGGAGTGGTTCGCTGAAGAAGATCTCCCTCTCGCTACGATCATGTGGCAACTGACAACCAAAGAACTCTGCGGTCAGGGCCTGCTGTGCGTGACTGACCTGGCGGTACTTGAGCGGTGGTGCGTGGCCTATGAGTTCTGGCGACGTGCCGTGAAAAATATTGCCAGACAGGGCAACACCATCACCGGTGCAATGGGCGGCATGGTCAAAAATCCGGAGCTGACCGCCAAAAAAGAACAGGAGTCCGAGATGAGCAGTACGGGGGCAATGCTCGGACTCGACCCCAGCAGCCGCCAGCGTCTGATTGGCCTGGCGGGGCAGAAGAAAGCCACTAACCCGTTTCTGAAAATTATCGAATCATGAGCCGGAAATCTTACCCCAACGTAAATGCTGCCAATCAGTATGCCCGGGATGTCGTGCGCGGAAAGATTGTGGCCTGCCAGTTTGTGATTCAGGCCTGCCAGCGCCATCTTGATGACCTGATGGCGGAAAAAAGTAAGTCGTTTCGTTACCGCTTCGACAAGGACCTGGCTGAACGGGCCGCCAAATTTATTCAGCTGTTGCCGCACACCAAGGGTGAGTGGGCATTTAAGAGGATGCCCATCACGCTGGAGCCGTGGCAGCTCTTTGTGATCTGCTGCGCGTTTGGCTGGGTCAATAAAGGCTCCCGGCTGCGCCGCTTCCGGGAGGTGTATACCGAAATCCCCCGTAAGAACGGCAAATCGGCAATCTCTGCCGGTGTCGCCCTGTATTGTTTTGCCTGTGATAACGAGTTCGGCGCGGAAGTGTATTCCGGTGCCACGACGGAGAAACAGGCATGGGAAGTCTTTCGTCCGGCAAGACTGATGTGTAAACGCACACCCATGCTGACGGAAGCGTTCGGGATTGAGGTTAACGCCTCAAACATGAACCGTCCGGAGGATGGTGCGCGTTTTGAACCGCTGATCGGTAACCCCGGTGATGGTTCATCACCCCACTGTGCGGTGGTGGATGAATATCACGAGCACGCCACCGATGCGCTTTACACCACGATGCTTACCGGGATGGGGGCGCGACGTCAGCCACTGATGTGGGCTATCACTACCGCCGGGTACAACATTGAGGGGCCGTGCTACGACAAACGGCGGGAAGTCATCGAGATGCTCAACGGCTCGGTGCCTAATGATGAACTGTTCGGGATCATCTATACCGTTGATGAAGGTGACGACTGGACCGACCCGCAGGTGCTGGAAAAAGCCAATCCAAATATTGGCGTGTCGGTTTATCGCGAATTTTTGTTAAGTCAGCAGCAGCGTGCGAAAAATAACGCCCGTCTGGCAAACGTCTTTAAAACAAAACACCTCAATATCTGGGTGTCGGCGCGTTCGGCGTATTTCAACCTGGTGAGCTGGCAGAGCTGCGAGGATAAATCACTGACCCTTGAGCAGTTCGAGGGGCAGCCGTGCATTCTGGCCTTTGACCTGGCGCGTAAGCTGGATATGAACAGCATGGCGCGACTTTATACCCGCGAGATTGACGGTAAAACGCATTACTACAGTGTGGCCCCGCGTTTCTGGGTACCGTATGACACGGTGTACAGCGTCGAGAAAAATGAAGATCGACGGACAGCCGAACGCTTTCAGAAATGGGTGGAAATGGGCGTTCTGACCGTTACCGATGGTGCGGAGGTGGATTATCGCTACATCCTCGAGGAGGCCAAAGCGGCGAACAAAATCAGCCCGGTCAGTGAGTCACCCATCGACCCCTTCGGGGCGACCGGGTTGTCACATGACCTTGCTGATGAAGACCTGAATCCCGTCACTATCATTCAGAACTACACCAACATGTCCGACCCGATGAAAGAGCTGGAAGCGGCAATTGAATCGGGGCGCTTTCATCATGATGGCAATCCCATCATGACCTGGTGTATCGGCAACGTGGTCGGCAAAACCATTCCGGGTAACGATGATGTGGTGAAGCCCGTCAAAGAGCAGGCGGAAAACAAAATCGATGGTGCAGTTGCGCTGATTATGGCGGTTGGCAGAGCCATGCTGTACGAGAAAGAAGACACGCTGTCTGACCACATTGAGTCCTATGGGATCCGCTCGCTTTAACCGAGGTCATTATGTTTCTGATAATTCTCGCGCCACTGGTGGGCGTGCTGGGTGCGCTTTTGCTGGCGTATGGAGCCTGGCTGATTTATCCCCCGGCGGGTTTTGTTGTTGCCGGGGGGCTGTGCCTGTTCTGGTCGTGGCTGGTGGCGCGATATCTCGACCGTACACAGCCGTCTGTCGGCGGAGGTAAATAGTGTTCTTTTCGGGATTATTTCAACGAAAAAGTGACGCACCGGTGACCACGCCAGCAGAGCTGGCGGATGCTATCGGGTTGTCCTACGACACCTATACCGGAAAGCAGATCAGCAGCCAGCGGGCCATGCGACTGACGGCGGTTTTTTCCTGTGTCAGGGTGCTGGCGGAGTCGGTCGGGATGTTGCCCTGCAACCTGTATCACCTGAACGGCAGCCTGAAGCAGAGAGCCACTGGCGAACGTCTGCATAAGCTGATCTCCACGCATCCCAATGGCTATATGACGCCGCAGGAGTTCTGGGAGCTGGTGGTCACCTGTCTGTGCCTGCGGGGAAACTTTTACGCCTACAAAGTGAAAGCATTTGGCGAAGTGGCTGAACTGCTGCCCGTCGATCCCGGCTGTGTGGTACCGAAGCTTAACAGTAGCTGGGAGCCGGTCTATCAGGTCACATTCCCGGATGGCTCCACGGATGTACTGAGCCAGGAGGATATCTGGCATGTGCGCACGCTGACGCTGGACGGACTGGTGGGGCTGAATCCCATCGCCTATGCCCGCGAGGCAATATCTCTGGCGGCAGCGACCGAAGAGCACGGGGCCAGACTGTTCAGCAATGGTGCGGTGACGTCGGGTGTGTTGCGTACAGAGCAGACGCTGTCAGATCAGGCTTATGAGCGCCTGAAGAAAGATTTTGAGGAGCGTCACACCGGGCTTGGCAATGCTCACCGCCCGATGATCCTTGAGATGGGGCTGGACTGGAAGTCGATGGCGCTGAACGCCGAGGACAGCCAGTTCCTGGAAACCCGCAAGTTTCAGCTTGAAGAAATCTGTCGTCTGTTCCGGGTGCCGTTGCACATGGTGCAGAACACCGATCGCGCCACCTTCAACAATATCGAAGAGCTGGGGCTGGGATTTATCAACTATTCACTGGTGCCGTATCTGACCCGCATCGAACAGCGGATCAACACCGGACTGGTACGAAAAAGTAAGCAGGGCGTTTATTACGCCAAATTTAACGCCGGGGCGTTACTGCGCGGGGATATGAAGTCCCGTTTTGAAGCCTACGCCACCGGGATCAACTGGGGAATTTACTCTCCCAATGACTGCCGCGACCTGGAAGATATGAATCCACGTCCCGGTGGTGATGTCTATCTCACACCGATGAACATGACCACGAAACCCTCCGATGGCAGTAAAGCCGGTAAGCAGAAGGATAACGCCAATGCAGACGAAACAACGTCTTGATGTACCGCTGAGTCTGAAATCTGTCAGTGACTCCGGTGAGTTTGAAGGGTATGGCTCCGTCTTTGGTGTAAAGGACAGCCACGATGATGTGGTGATGTCCGGGGCATTTGCTGCTTCCCTGCGGGCGTGGAGTGACAGAAAAGCGTTACCTGCGCTGCTCTGGCAGCACCGCATGGATGAACCCATCGGTGTTTACACCGAAATGAAGGAAGACGATGTCGGGCTTTACGTCAGGGGACGGTTGCTTATTGATGATGATCCCCTCGCAAAACGCGCACATGCACACATGAAGGCCGGTTCGTTAACCGGCCTTTCTATTGGGTACGTCCTGAAAGACTGGGAATACGACCGGAGCAAAGAAGCCTTTCTGCTGAAAGAAATCGACCTCTGGGAAGTCAGCCTGGTGACGTTCCCGTCTAACGACGAGGCGCGGATCAGCGACGTCAAGAACGCACTGGCCCGCGGGGAAATCCCCGAACAGAAAAAAATCGAAAGAGTCCTGCGTGATGTCGGACTCTCCCGTACCCAGGCCAAAGCATTCATGGCCGGGGGCTATGGCGCACTGTCCCTGCGCGACGCTGAGGATGTGGGCTCTGCACTGAATGCACTGAAAAATCTGAACTTCTAATCAGGAGAAATACGATGGCGGTTGATATTAAAGATGTGGAACAGGTCGCGCAGGAGCTGCAGCAGAAGTTTGACGACTTCAAAGCAAAGAACGACAAGCGCGTGGATGCGATTGAGCAGGAAAAAGGCAAGCTTGCCGGGCAGGTGGAAACCCTGAACGGGAAACTCAGCGAGCTGGAAAATCTCAAAAGCGACCTTGAAAAAGAGCTGCTTGAGCTGAAACGTCCGGCAGGTGGAGCGCAAAATAAACTGGCCACCGAGCATAAAGAGGCGTTTGTGGGCTTCCTGCGTAAAGGCCGTGAAGACGGTCTGCGCGATCTGGAGCGTAAGGCATTGCAGGTGGGTACCGATGAAGACGGTGGCTACGCCGTGCCGGAAGAACTGGATCGCAACATTCTTAACCTGCTGAAAGATGAAGTGGTGATGCGTCAGGAAGCCACGGTGATCACCGTTGGCGGTTCCGACTACAAAAAACTGGTGAATCTGGGCGGTACGGCTTCCGGATGGGTGGGGGAAACGGATACGCGAGCCCAGACTGCCACCTCCAGACTGGAGCTGATTGAACCTCTCATGGGGGAAATCTACGGCAACCCGCAGGCTACCCAGAAAATGCTGGACGATGCCTTCTTCAACGTGGAGGCCTGGATCAACAGCGAGCTGGCAACCGAATTTGCCGAACAGGAAGAAATTGCCTTTACCTCAGGCGATGGCACCAAGAAGCCGAAAGGGTTTCTGGCGTATGAATCCACTGATGAAATCGACAAGGTCCGGGCGTTCGGCAAACTTCAGCATATTGTATCCGGCGAAGCGACCGCGGTGACCGCAGACGCCATTATCAAACTGATTTACACGCTGCGTAAGGCACACCGCACTGGCGCGAAGTTCATGATGAACAACAACAGCCTGTTTGCCATCCGTCTGCTGAAAGACACCGAGGGTAACTATCTGTGGCGTCCGGGGCTGGAACTGGGGCAGCCGTCCTCTCTGGCGGGTTACGGTATCGCTGAAAACGAACAGATGCCGGATATCGCCGCTGATGCGAAAGCCATTGCATTTGGTAACTTCAAACGGGGTTACACCATCGTTGACCGTATCGGCACCCGCATTCTGCGTGACCCGTACACCAATAAACCGTTTGTCGGTTTTTATACCACCAAGCGCACCGGCGGGATGCTGGTCGATTCGCAGGCCATCAAACTGCTGAAGATTGCAGCGGCGTAATCACTCAGGGGCGCGGAACCGCGCCCCCTGTTCTGACGGGTGAAGAATCATGATCCTGAAACAAGATCTGAAATGGTCACCGGACGGTATGCGTGTTGAGGTCATTCGGGCCGGTGAGTATGACGACGGGGCGCTTCCTGCCCGGGTGCAGGAGATTGCACTTCAGGCCGGGTTAGCAGAGCGCGGAATCAGTGCAAAAAGCAGTAAAGCGGCAAAAGAGAAAAAAGCCACGACCAGTAAAGAGGGCTGAGTATGCTTCTGACAATGGAAGAGATTAAAGCCCAACTCCGGCTGGATGAGGATTTCGATACTGATGACCGCCATCTGCAACTGCTGGCATGTGCGGCACAAAAGCGGACGGAAACGTATCTGAACCGGAAGCTCTATGCACCGGATGAAACCATTCCGGACAGCGATCCGGACGGGCTGCACCTGCCGGATGATATTCGTCTGGGGATGCTGATGCTTATCAGCCATTTTTACGAAAACCGCTCGTCGGTTACGGAAGTGGAGAAACTCGACATGCCGCAGAGTTTTGGCTGGCTTGTCGGCCCGTACAGGTACTTTCCGCAATGAAAATTCGTCAGGCGCAGACCAGCGCAACCTACATTCTGCCGGACCCCGGTGAACTGAATAAACGCGTCCTGATCCGCCTGCGGGTGGATATGCCCGCGGATAACTTTGGCGTGGAGCCTCAATACCCGGTTACGTTCCGGACATGGGCGAAGGTTATCCAGACCAGTGCCACCACCAGGCAGGAAACCGCGCAGACCGGGGACGCCATCACCCATTACATCACCATTCGTTACCGCCGGGGGATCACCGCTGATTATGAGGTGGTCTGCGGTGATAGTGTGTACCGGGTAAAACGTCAGCGCGATCTGAACGGGGCGCGGCGCTTTCTGCTGCTGGAATGTACGGAGCTGGGCGAATTTACGCAGAGTCACGGAGGCAACAATGGCGACTTCCTTTTTTCACGTTGATGTTCAGCAGCCCGCCGAGATGCGCTTTAACCGCGCCCGTGTCCGGCGGGCGTTTGTCACGATTGGGCAGCGTCATATGCGTGATGCCCGTCGGCTGGTGATGCGCCGTGCGCGGTCGGCACCGGGTGAAAACCCCGGTTATCAGACCGGACGCCTGGCTCGTTCGATTGGTTACATGGTGCCGGGAGCCAGTAAAAAGCGAGCCGGTTTTATGACACGCATTGCCCCTAACCAGCGCAACGGGAAGGGGAACCGGATGATCTCTGGTGACTTCTATCCGGCGTTTCTGTTTTTTGGTGTCCGGGGAGGAGCAAAGCGTCGTCGCAGCCATCATCGTGGTGCATCCGGTGGCAGCGGCTGGCGACTGGCTCCACGTAATAACTTTATGGTGGAAACGCTTGAAAAGAACCGCAGCTGGACACGCTATTTTCTGGCGCGGGAATTGCGTAAATCACTGAAGCCGGAGCGACGACACAGATGAAACTGACGCCTGTTATTGCTGCACTGCGTGCCCGCTGTCCGTATTTTGAAAACCGGGTTGCAGGCGCGGCCCAGTTCAAAAATCTGCCGGAGGTCGGAAAGCTGAAACTCCCGGCGGCATATGTTGTACCGGGTGATGATTCTCCGGGAGAAAACAAAAGCCAGACCGACTACTGGCAGGAGCTGAAAGAGGGCTTCTCCGTGGTTGTCATACTGAGTAACGGGCGTGATGAGCGCGGTCAGTTTGCCTCGTATGATGTGGTGGACGATGTCCGGCAGATGCTCTTTAAGGCTCTGCTGGGCTGGAACCCGGAGGCGTGCGGTAACCCGATTACCTATGACGGCGGCACGCTGCTGGATCTGAATCGTCATGAGCTGATTTATCAGTTCGATTTTTCGGTCATCAGCGAGCTGACTGAAGACGATACCCGCCAGCAGGATGATCTGAACAGTCTGGATGAACTGCAAACGCTGGCGATTGATGTTGATTATCTCGAGCCCGGTAACGGGCCTGACGGCGATATCGAACATCACACCGAAATAACCCTTCCTTCCTGAGGATCCTCATGTTTGTCAAACCTGTTAAAGGGCGGTCAGTTCCTGACCCTGCCCGCGGCGACCTTTTGCCCGCCGAAGGGCGAAATGTTGACGAGAACAACTACTGGCTGCGCCGTGAAGCCGCGGGTGATATCCGGCGCGTGAATAAAAAGGTGAATACCGATGACGATAAGCTTTAACACCATTCCGTCGAATACGCTGGTTCCGTTGTTTTATGCGGAAATGGATAACTCGGCGGCGAATACTGCACAGGACAGCGGAGCATCGCTGCTGATTGGTCATGCCAATAACGGTGCAGAGATTGTTGCCAACAGTCTGGTGCTGATGCCATCGGCAGACTATGCACGCCAGATTTGTGGTGCGGGAAGTCAGCTGGCGCGTATGGTCGAGGCTTATCGCCAGACCGACCCGTTTGGTGAACTGTATGTGATTGCCGTTCCTGAATCCACGGGCGCGGCGGCAACAGTTACGCTGACGGTGACCGGCGCGGCAACCGAAACCGGCACGGTGAATGTTTATGTGGGACGTACCCGCGTGCAGGCACCGGTGACCAACGGCGATAACGTCGCGACGATTGCCAGCAGTATCAAAGATGCCATCAATGCCGTTCCGGCCCTGCCGTTTACGGCCTCATCTTCGGCTGGCGTGGTCACACTGACCGCGCGTCATAAGGGGCTTTGCGGGAATGAAACTCCTGTCAGCCTCAATTACTACGGCTTCGGTGGGGGCGAAGTGCTGCCAGCGGGCGTACAGATTGCCGTGGCGGCGGGGACCGCCGGAACGGGCGCTCCGGTTCTCACCGGCGCGGTGGCTGCAATGGCGGATGAGCCGTTTGATTATATCGGTCTGCCGTTCAACGACACGGCCTCCCTTAACACGCTGGTGACCGAGATGAACGATACCAGCGGTCGCTGGAGCTATGCGCGTCAGCTGTATGGCCATGTGTATACGGCAAAGATCGGCACGCTGTCAGAACTGGTGACCGCAGGTGACCAGTTTAACCAGCAGCACATTACCCTGGCGGGGTACGAAAAAGACACCCAGACGCCTGCCGATGAGCTGGCGGCAAGCCGTACCGCCCGCGCAGCGGTGTTTATCCGCAACGATCCGGCACGTCCCACGCAGACCGGTGAGCTGGTGGGTATGCTGCCTGCGCCGAAGGGGAAACGGTTCACGATGACCGAACAACAGACCCTGCTGTCTCATGGCGTGGCAACGGCGTATGTCGAAAGCGGGGTACTGCGCATTCAGCGTGATGTCACCACGTACAGGAAAAACGCTTACGGGGTTGCGGATAACAGCTACCTCGACAGCGAGACGTTGCATACCAGCGCGTATGTACTGCGCAAACTGAAATCCGTCATTACCAGTAAGTACGGGCGTCACAAGCTTGCCAGTGACGGTACCCGCTTTGGTCCCGGTCAGGCGATTGTCACCCCGGCAGTGATCAAAGGGGAACTGCTGGCAACCTACCGTCAGCTCGAGCGTGCGGGGATCGTGGAAAACTACGAACTGTTCAAGCAGTACCTGGTTGTTGAGCGTGATGCCAGCGATCCGAACCGCCTGAACACGCTGTTCCCGCCTGACTATGTTAACCAGTTGCGTGTCTTTGCCGTGGTTAACCAGTTCCGTCTTCAGTATTCAGAGGAGTCTGCATAATGGCCCGTATCGGGGGAACCTGTTATTTCAAAATTGACGGTCAGCAGCTATCGCTGACCGGCGGCATTGAGGTGCCCATGAACAGGACGGTCAATGATGACATCATCGGCCTGGACGGTTCAGTGGACCGCAAGGAAACTCACCGTGCGCCCTATGTTAAAGGGACCTTCAAGGTGCCGAAGAATTTTCCTGTGAGCAAAATCACCTCGTCTGATGAGATGACCATCACTGCTGAGCTGGCGAACGGTCAGGTCTATGTATTGTCGTCAGCCTGGCTGCACGGCGAAGCGAACCATAATGCCGAAGAAGGCACGGTTGATCTTGAGTTCCACGGTGAAGAAGGGGATTACCAGTAATGAAAGAGCTTGAGTTAAAGAAACCGATTATCGCTCATGGCGAGACACTCTCCGTACTGGAGTTTGATGAACCCACCGGGAAGGATGTCCGCGAGCTGGGGTATCCCTACCAGATGAATCAGGATGAGTCCGTCAGACTTCTGGCGCATGTGGTGTCGAAATACATTGTGCGGCTGGCGAAAGTGCCGCAAAGCTCTGTCGACCAGATGTCTCCGGCAGACCTGAATGCAGCGGCGTGGCTTGTGGCTGGTTTTTTCCTCCAGGCCTGACGGCTGAATACCTCACTGATCGCTTCTTTGACTGCGCCAGTTACTGGCGCATTAATCCCTTCGAATTGCTGAATATGCCGATCAGTGAAATTCCCTTGCTGGTCAGTCAGGCAAACAGGATAGAGCAGGAGAAACGCACACATGGCTGAATTTGAGCTTAAGGCGTTGATCACCGGTGTCGACAGGCTTTCTCCGGCGCTGTCGAAAATGCAAAAGAAAATCCGGGGATTTAAACGCCAGGCGGAAGAAGCGTCACAGGGTGGGCTGGCGCTTGGTGGCGGACTGGCAGCGGGTCTGACGCTTTCCCTGAAATCTTATGCCGATCAGGAAAACGCCGCCACCGGGCTGAAAGTCGCCATGATGGATGCGAACGGCGAGGTTGGAAAGCGCTTTCAGGACATCAATAAACTGGCTATTGGCCTGGGTAACCAGCTACCCGGTACAACGGCTGATTTCCAGAACATGATGCAGATGCTGGTGCGTCAGGGGATCCCGGCAGAAAACATTCTGGGTGGTGTGGGTAAAGCGACAGCTTATCTTGCGGTACAACTGAAAAAAACACCAGAAGCGGCTGCTGAGTTTGCTGCAAAGATGCAGGATGCTACCGGAACGGCGTCAGAAGACATGATGGGGCTGTTCGACACTATCCAGAAGGCGTTTTATCTGGGCGTTGACGATACCAACATGTTGTCCTTCTTCACTAAAACCAGTTCTGTTCTGAAGATGGTGAATAAGGACGGTCTTCAGGCTGCACAGAGCCTTGCCCCTATCAGCGTCATGATGGATCAGATGGGGATGAACGGGGAGTCGGCAGGTAATGCCCTGCGAAAAGTTATCCAGTCCGGATTAAGCGTTAAGAAAATCAGGGACGTCAATAAAGTCATGGCCCGCCAGAAACTCGGAGTGCAGCTCGATTTTACTGACGGCAAAGGGAGTTTTGGCGGTCTTGATAACATGTTCAGGCAACTGGCAAAGCTGCGAAAACTGACCGACGTTAAGCGAACCGGTGTACTTAAGGCAATATTTGGTGATGATGCTGAAACCCTTCAGGTGGTCAATGCTCTGATCGATAAAGGAAAGGATGGTTACGATCAGATCCAGCAGAAGATGAATAAACAGGCCAGCCTGAATAAACGTGTTCAGGCCCAGCTTGGTACGCTGTCCAACCTGTGGGAGGCAATGACGGGGACCGCAACTAACGGCCTTGCGGCTATTGGCGGCGCATTTTCTGGTGACGCCAAAAATATCACGCAATGGCTGGGGGAGTTAGGGGAAAAATTCACGAAGTTTGCGGATGAAAATCCCCGGGTTATTCGCGGCGTCGTCGGGCTTGCTGCCGGTCTTGCGATTCTGAAACTGGGATTGATGGGCGTTGGCGGTGCCATCAGTATTGTCAGCAGGATCATGTCGATGACGCCGATAGGAATGATTGCGACGGCGATAGCCCTGGCTGCGGGATTAATTATCACTAACTGGGATGTTGTCGGACCTTATTTCAAGAAGCTCTGGGAAACCATTGGTCCTTATTTTGAGGCTGGCCGGGAACTTCTGAAGAAGGTTTTTGCCTGGTCGCCGCTGGGGATGGTAATCAATAACTGGGGACCGGTTGTTAAGTGGTTTCAGGATATGTGGGATAAGCTGAAGCCGATTATTGAATGGTTTACCGACAGTTCCGGTGACACGGTTGATGCCATTAACTCGGCGCAGTGGGGCGCGGGTGCTTATGATGCTTATGGGACGGGAATACCGGCACGGGGATACACACCTTATCCGGCGGTAGATCCGGCTCAGTCAAACAACGCCTCCGATGCCACAGGCCCGAATCCCTTCATGATTAACAAAGCTTCTGCGCCAAAAGTTGATGGTGAGATCAAGGTCTCTTTTGTGAATTCGCCTCCGGGTATGCGGGTTATGGAAACGCGATCCAGCGGTTTTGATGTCAGCCATGATGTTGGCTATACGCGCTTTGGCAGGTAATGAAAAATTAATCTGTTAATGAGTCCCACTCCGGTGGGATTTTTTATGTACGGAGTTTATATGACGTGGAAAGACAGACTTCAGGACGCGTCATTTCGCGGTGTGCCGTTTAAGGTTGAAGAAGAAAGTGCGGGAACCGGTCGCCGTGTGGAAACGCACGAATACCCGAACCGCGACAAACCCTATACCGAAGACCTGGGGAAAATCACTTTCCGCCCGTCCATCGCAGCTTATGTGGTGGGAGATGACTGCTTTGACCAGCGCGATCGCCTGATTGACGCGCTGAATAAACCCGGTCCCGGCACGCTTGTCCATCCGACTTACGGTGAGCTGAAAGTCTGTGTTGACGGGGAAGTTCGGGTCAGCACATCGAAGAGTGAAGGGCGTATTGTCCGCTTTGACCTGAAGTTTGTCGAAGCGGGAGAACTCTCTTACCCCTCTTCAGGTGCGGCGACGGCGCAGACGCTGATGTCATCCTGTTCTGCACTGGATGACTGCATCAGTGACAGCTTCAGTGGTTTCAGTATCGATGGCGTGGCAGATTTTGTGCAGAACGACGTCGTCGGTAATGCCAGCACAATGCTTGGGTATGTTTCTGATGCAATGAAAGTGGTGGATTCTGCCGTATCGGATGCCGCCAGGCTGTTGCAGGGGGATATCTCGGTACTTCTGCCGCCGCCATCGTCAGGCAAAAATTTCGTTGAGCAGGTGCAGAAAATGTGGCGTACCGGGAAACGCCTTTATGGTAACGCCAGCGACCTGGTCACCATGATCAAAACGCTTTCCGGTGTCAGCCTCGGCAGCGATCTGCAACCGCGCGGCGTCTGGAAAACGGACAGTAAAACCACCGCCACGGCGACGCAACAGCGTAACGTGGTTGCCAGCACCCTTCGTACGACCGCAATCAGCGAAGCGGCGTATGCCGTCACCCGATTGCCTGCGCCAACAACTTCCGCGGTGATGCAGAATGCCGCAGTGGGGCAGGCAACAACACCCGCGCAGAGCACTGGCTGGCCTTCCGTCACGCATCCGGCACTGAACAATGCACCAGCGGTGAAAAGCACGGTTGACCTGCCGACGTGGGAAGAACTGACTGACATTCGTGACACACTGAATACGGCAATTGATAAGGAGTTGTCCCGAACAACCAGTGATGCGCTGTTTCTGGCACTGCGCCGGGTGAAAGCAGATCTGAATGCGGATATCAACACGCGCCTTGAACAGTCTGCACGGATCATTCAGCGCACGCCGGATGAGGTCTTACCCGCGCTGGTGCTGGCGGCGACCTGGTTTGATAACGCGGCGCGTGACGCGGACATTATCCGGCGTAATGCCATTACGCATCCCGGCTTTGTGCCGGTGATCCCTCTGAAGGTGCCAGTGCAATGAACGATAACGTCACGCTACGGGTAAATGGCCGGGAGTGGAATGGCTGGACATCGGTGCGCATCGGTGCCGGTATTGAACGGCTGGCGCGGGATTTCAGCGTGGAGATCACCCGCCAGTGGCCGGGAGATGAGGGTATCACCACGCTTCAGCCGCGCATTAAAAATGGTTCAAAAGTGGAAGTGCTGATTGGTGATGAGCTGGTGATCACCGGCTGGGTGGAGGCGACCCCCGTTCGTTACGATGCCCGTTCGGTCAGCACCGGTATTGCCGGACGCAGTCTGACTGCTGACCTGATTGACTGTGCAGCCGAACCGACACAGTTTAACGGACGATCGCTGGTACAGATTGCGCAGGCGCTTGCTGCGCCTTTCGGCATTGAGGTGGTGAACAGCGATGCGCCGTCGGGTGTTATTCCGGATGTCCAGCCTGATCACGGTGAAACGGTGATCGAGGTGATCAACAAAATACTCGGTCAGCAGCAGGCGCTGGCTTATGACGACCCGCACGGCAGGCTGGTGATTGGTGGTATTGGCTCAACGCGGGCACATACCGCGCTGGTACTTGGGGAAAACATCCTTTCCTGTGATACGGAGAAGAGTATCCGGGAGCGGTTTTCAGTTTACCAGGTGGCGGGGCAGCGTGCTGGAAACGACGATGATTTCGGTGAGGCCACCACCACCGCGCTGCGGGCCCGCACAGAGGACGCATTTATTGCCCGTTACCGTCCGATGTATATCAGGCAGACAGGGCAGGCTACGGGGGCAGGCTGTATTGCCCGTGCGGACTTTGAAGCCCGACAACGGGCGGCGCGGACGGATGAAACCACCTATGTGGTGCAGGGCTGGCGACAGGGTAACGGTACGCTGTGGCAGCCCAACCAGCGGGTGATTGTCTTTGATCCGGTCTGTGGTTTCGACAATACCGAACTGCTTGTTTCGGAAGTCACGTTTACTCAGGACCAGAACGGCACCCTGACGGAAATCCGTGTCGGCCCGCCTGATGCTTATCTGCCTGAACCTGAAGACCCCGGCGCGCGGAAAAAGAAAAAAGCCAGAGTACAGGAGGACCCGTTCTGATGAGGACGATTGAAGCCATGCAGCGACAACTTCTCGGCCTGATTGGGCGGGCAGTGGTGAAAAGCATCAGTGCCGCCACGAAATGTCAGACCGTGGATGTGTCCCTGATTGCCGGTGAACCCAAAGCCGGGGTTGAACATCTTGAACCCTACGGTTTTACCGCAAGGGCAAACAGCGGTGCGGAAGCGGTGGTGTTGTTTCCGGATGGCGACCGTTCTCATGCGGTGGTTGTTACGGTGTCGGACCGGCGCTACCGCCTGAAAGGGCTGCATACGGGGGAGGTGGCTGTCTATGACGATCAGGGGCAGTCCGTGACGCTGACCCGGGAGGGGATCGTGGTGGACGGTGCAGGTAAAACGATCACGTTTCGCAATGCACCTGAAGCACGTTTTGAAATGGACCTGGAAGTGACCGGACAGGTGAAAGACCTGTGCGACTCCGGCGGCACCACCATGTCAGCGATGCGGCTTGCCTATAACGGGCATCGTCACAGAGAGAACGGTCAGGGCAGTAACACCGACAAACCTGATAAAGCGATGGAGGCATGATGGAACTGTGGCTGACGGTGAACGGTAAACGCACCTGCGCCAGCGCACCGCTGGATCCGCTGACCCGTGCCGTGGTGATTTCCCTGTTCACCTGGCGGCGGGCTGAACCTAATGACAATGCCGACGTCCCGATGGGATGGTGGGGGGATACCTGGCCTGCGGTACAGAATGACCGTTACGGCTCCCGACTGTGGCTGCTTCAGCGCAGCAAACTGACCAATCAGCTGGTGCAGACGGTAAGGGGGTATATCCGCGAATGCCTGCAATGGATGATTGATGACGGCGTGGTGTCCCGTATTGATCTGGATATCCGCCGCACCGGGATTAATGAGCTGGGTAACAGTATCACCCTCTGGCGTCGTGACGGACCGGTAATGATTTCTTTTGATGATCTGTGGAGTGCGATAACGCATGGCGGACAGTGAATTTCAACGCCCGACGCTGACAGAAAATATCAGTATGCTCCGTAACGATTTATTCGCCAGGCTGGACGTCAGCGACACGCTCCGGCGCATGGATGAAGACGTGCGGGCAAAGGTGTATGCGGCGGCGCTGCATACGGTTTACGGTTACATCGATTATCTGGCAATGAACATGCTGCCTGACCTGTGCGATGAGTCCTGGCTGGCGCGACATGCTGCGATGAAACGGTGTCCGCGCAAGGGGGCCACGTCTGCCAACGGGTATATGCGCTGGGAAGGTGTCAGCGATGGCCTGAAGGTGACCGCCGGGAGTGTTATTCAGCGCGATGACCTGGTTCAGTACACGGCAACTTCTGATGCAACCAGCTCCGGTGGTGTCCTGCGCGTGCCGATCGCCTGCTCAACTGCAGGTGCGGTCGGTAACGCTGACGACGGTACGGCATTAATCCTGGTCACGCCGGTGAATGGTCTGCCGTCTTCCGGTGTGGCAGATACCCTGACTGGCGGATTCGATACTGAAGATCTGGAAACGTGGCGCGCCCGCGTCATTGAGCGGTATTACTGGACGCCGCAGGGCGGGGCTGACGGGGACTATGTCGTCTGGGCTAAAGAAGTGCCCGGCATTACCCGCGCATGGACATACCGTCACTGGATGGGAACGGGAACTGTCGGTGTGATGATTGCCAGCAGTGACCTGATTAATCCCATTCCGGAAGAATCAACGGAAACGGCGGCAAGACAACACATTGAGCCACTGGCCCCGGTGGCAGGCTCTGATTTGTATGTGTTCAGGCCGGTGGCGCATACGGTGGATTTTCATATCCGCGTGACGCCGGACACACCGGAAATACGGGCTGCCATTACCGCAGAGTTGCGTTCATTCCTGCTGCGTGATGGTTATCCGCAGGGAGAGCTGAAGGTGTCGCGTATCAGTGAAGCGATTTCCGGTGCGAACGGGGAATACAGCCATCAGTTGCTTGCTCCGGCGGACAATATCTCCATTGCAAAAAATGAACTGGCGGTTCTGGGGACGATTTCATGGACGTGACAAACGATGATTACATCCGTCTGTTGTCGGCACTGCTGCCGCCCGGTCCGGCGTGGTCAGCCAGCGATCCGGCGATTGCCGGTGCGGCACAGTCATTAACCCGCGTTCATCAGCGTGCGGATGCCCTGATGCGGGAGCTGGATCCGCGCACAACCACCGAACTGATAAACCGCTGGGAGCGTCTGTGCGGCCTGCCGGATGAATGTATTCCGGCAGGGACGCAGACCCTTCGCCAGCGTCAGCAACGGCTGGATGCGAAGGTTAATCTGGCGGGCGGCATCAATGAGGATTTTTACCTTGCACAGCTTGCTGCCCTGGGCAGACCAGACGCCACCATCACGCGATACGACAAAAGCACGTTCACCTGCTCATCTGCCTGTACTGACGCGGTGAATGCGCCGGAATGGCGGTATTACTGGCAGGTCAACATGCCAGCCGCCACCAACACCACCTGGATGACATGTGGCGATCCCTGTGATTCCGCACTGCGTATCTGGGGCGACACCGTAGTCGAGTGTGTGCTTAACAAACTCTGCCCGTCGCATACCTACGTAATTTTTAAATATCCGGAGTAATCCATGCATCGTATAGACACGAAAACCGCGCAGAAGGATAAGTTCGGCGCGGGTAAGAACGGTTTTACCCGTGGTAACCCCCAGACCGGCACACCTGCCACCGATCTGGATGATGACTACTTTGACATGTTGCAGGAGGAGCTTTGCAGCGTGGTGGAGGCATCCGGTACCAGCCTGGAGAAGGGGAGGCATGACCAGTTGCTTACCGCACTTCGCGCGCTGCTGTTAAGCCGCAAGAATCCGTTTGGCGATATCAAATCGGACGGCACGGTGAAAACGGCTCTCGAAAACCTTGGTTTGGGAGAAGCGGCAAAACGGGATGTGGGGACAGGGGAAAATCAGATACCGGACATGGCCTCTTTTGCC